CGATGAAATCCACAAGCTCGAAACAGAAGCACAGACGGCCATTTTTACGGAAACCGGCAAGCAGGAGGACGCCCGTATAAAACTGGCACAGGAGAAACGGGACGAACGGTTAAAGATTGAAACCGCCTATTACAATGTCCAGAAGGACACCATGGAAAAAGCGGTATTAAGCCAGAGTGTCACGCAGGAAGCGGCCGACGCCTATATGTTGGAAGTTGAAGCGGAACACGCCGCGGAACTCTTGGAGATAAACCGTACTTACCTGGATGATGTAAACGCCCTGGAGATCGCCAGTAAACAAAAACGTATAGATACCGTTACGGAAGCAGCCGACACCGTACGTGAAAGCGAGATGCAGCTGCTACGTGACCAGGCGGCCATTGCTCAAAAGGTGCGTGACATAACTTCCGTTCCGGTAGGAATAAACGGTATGCAGGAGGCACACCGGAAGCAGGTTCAGGATGTAGAAACGACGTATAATGCCATAATTGAGATAGCGAGACGGGCGGGAATTTCTACTGTGAACCTGGAGGAACAAAAGAACAGGGAGATAAACCGGCTAAATTATGAATGCCAGAGTAATATTTACCAAATTCAGGCAGAAATCGGGCTTTCCTGGCAACAACAGCACGAACAGGAACTGGCACGCTTAAAACATCTGCATGATGAGGGATTGATAGACGAAAAGAAATATCAGGCCCTTCGTTTAAAGGAAGGAAAGAAAAATATATTGAAATATTTTCAATATTATTCCGCCCTTTCTTCTTCTATGGTGAATGCAATACAAGAAGCGGAAATTGCTTCAGTAGAAGCGAAATATGCAGTACTTATACAAGAGGCAGAAAATAACGGAGAAAGTACTGCCGCTCTGGAAGAAGAGAAAGAAAATAAGAAATTGGAGATTCAGAAAAAATATGCTGATTTACAGTTTGCCATGAAGTGCTCCCAAATCATAGCCGATACGGCAGTGGCTATAATGGAAACTCACGCAAGTCTTGGAGGGTGGACGCCTGCCGCCATTGCAGCCGCTGCCATAATGGGAATTACCGGTGCCGCCCAACTTGCACTTGCCGCAGCTGAACGGGAGAAGGTAAAAAATATGTCTGTAAGCAATTCCAACACAAATAAAAAGGCCACGGCTGAACGTGTTATTTCGGGTTCTTCCGGCGGCGGGTATTATGAAGGCGGTTACACCGGTCCCGGCGGACGCTATGAAGTGGCCGGCGTGGTTCATAAGGGGGAATATGTGGTACCACAACCGGAAATGAATAATCCTAAAGTGATCGACGCCGTTAGCACTATCGAGGCGATCAGGCGGCAGCGTACCAATGCCAACCCGTTACCACAGAATCCGGGTGAATATTATGAAGGCGGTTACGTCACTTCTCCTGCAGGGGATTCTTCCTACCGGGAGTTCCTGGAAGCTGCAAAGGAACTTCGCGCATCCTGTGAGGCTATCAAATTGATAAAGGCCTATATCGTTTACCAGGATTTGGAGAAGGCCAAAGAAACTATAGATAACGCCCGCGACACCTTTACACGCGGAAAATAAGTAATCATTATGCTAAAGATTAAGACGAACAAAGGTTATCTGGATTTAGGGGGTGACTTTACCGTACAGATTGACGAGAAATCCCCCGTCATGAACGACCGGGGATCGCAAACCGTACCGGTCACGGTTCCCGTCACTGCCAACAATGCTAAAATAACCGGCTTTGCCCACCGACTCGATATGGGTGTTAAACCGATGAATGAAGATCAGGCATGTACGGTATTGGACGGGGTATATAAACGTACCGGAAAGATAAATATTGTTTCCGCCGGTAAAAGAGAAGGTATTACCCTTAACATAGGCTTTGACAATTCGGAAGCCTACAGCGCCTGGAAAGCGAAGAAGTTGAACGCTATGACATTACCAGTGAGGGAATATGGCAGCGTTAATTCTCTTTGTGCACATTTGCAACAAGTCTTGGGAGGTTATCAGGCTGATTATGCCGTATTCCAGATTATGACCGGTAACGATTCGCAGGATAACCAGTATTATCCTAAATACTTGAACCATATCACGCCCGTTTCTGAAGGGAGTAAGGTTTATCGGCTGGGGTATCAGGCAAGAACGGAAACTTTTCTAATCAATGGCACCCCGACGGAGGTTACACTTCCGGAGGGCTACGGAGTAACGGCTTTTTTATATGTCTGGCGTGTGCTGGAACTTGTTTTTTCAGAATTTGGATATACCATAATGGAAAATCCCTTTAAGACAGACAAACAGCTTTATAATCTGGTAATACTGAATAATGCGGCCGACTGTTGTGTCAAAGGCAAACTTTCTTACGCCGATTTAATGCCGGATTGTACGGTGGAGGACTTTTTAAACGCCCTATATGTGCGTTTCGGACTGGTTTACAATGTCTCTTCCGATACGAAAACGGCCACATTAAGACTGATCCGGGATATTGTGGATGCTGTTCCGGACATTGATTTATCCCGTAGTCTGACGGATGAACCTTTAATAACTTATGAAGCACCCCGGCAGATGAAGCTGTCGGCTAAGACATCCTTTACCGGGGCGGCTCCCTCTGTCGAACGACTGGAGGATTATTTAAAAGATCAAAAGGTTGCCAGATTGGCGAAAGTCGATATTTCCAAAAGGGTGATACACCTAAATTATGAGGAAACGACGGGACGGTGGTTTAAATGGGATGAAGATAATAACCGGCTTGCTTATTCTTCATCGAGTTTCTTTTCATGGGACCGGAAAACTGACAATACGGAGGATTACGAATTAACCAGCGACGACGAATGCGTTCCCATGGATTTTGCACCGAACGGCATTCTTTCCCCTCAATATCTGGCCGGTTATGTACATCGTTACACATATCTTAAAACTTCATCTAATCATAATGATGAAGAGTCGGAGAAAATGGAAATTCCATTATCCTTCGTGTTTGCGTTTACATCTACCCAAAATAGTAAATATCCTTTCGGTTCTGTGTTACCTTACACCTCTGACGCCGAAGAAGTGATATTAAAAGACGGAAGCCGGCATGCCATATCCCTGTTTTTTCAATATGATAACGGCCTGTTTTTTCATTTCTGGAAACAATACGACGCTATATTAAGGCATTCTTTCAATAAAATAGAGGCCAATGCCTTGATACCGGTTCACCGGCTTATGGGTATGGATGTGTTAACACCGGTAATACTCCGGGGACAATATTTGCTTTTTGACGGATTTTCCTATTCACTTCCGGCGAATAAGACTGTACCTGTTGACCTGACATTAAGGACCCTCCGACTAATAGGACCGTATGATCTGGGCATAGAACAGGAGATTCCTTCTTTTGGTTCCAAGCTTTTTATATGGGAGTTCAGAAGCTCAAATATAGAAACCGCGAAGGAGAACGAAAGGAACAGGATTCTGACACAGGCAAATGAAACATACGGGAAACCGCCTGCTGTAGTAATTTCCATAAAGTCAATAACTTATTCACTTGACGGACAAATAACCCGGGATAATGATCCATACCTGGTTGAGAATTACCCGCAGGAATTGGGGATTACATTATCAAGGAACTATAAATGCAGGACAAAAGGGGAGCTGAGGATTTTCTATTCCGGAAGTGGTATCTGGGACCCTGGGGTAAGCAGGTATGAAACATTCGAATCGGAGTTTGAATATACGGACACATTTGTTTCCGTTCAATATTCAGGCTGATTCCGTCCTTTCTTCTTCATCCTGTAAATCCAATATTTGCACCATGAAAAAACAAAATGATATCATCCTTGCTCCGGTAACTTCACAGGCTGCGGAGATTTATAGTCTATGGGAAATGAACCATACGGGACGGTTGACGGATTTTTATAATTTTATGGTAAATCCTTCGGCTGAAAGGGAGCGTTTTATTGCCTCTCTGGAAACCAAGCTTGAGTTTACAGGAAATTTTATCGTAACAAATATTACATTAAAATGAGTGACAATGCCCAAACCTTGAAGGTGAACATATATCCTACGGGAAATGCTTTCACGCGTAACCCTATATTTCTTGCCGTATCCTCCCCCTCTATGACTATATACCGTATTCGAGTGGATAATAAGGATGTTTTCCAAGGGAACGGAATCGGGGAGTTTCGGATTAATATAGCCGAGATCGTTGAAACCGGTATAATGACCACACAGGTTGTGCCGGGACATTCGGACAAATTGCTGGAACCAGTCCGCTTGTCTGCCAAAGTGGCCGTACATGTGGCCAACGAGAGTAAAGAAGAGGCGGACCTGTCTTTTACCGCCTGGAAGGGAGGGGTTTCTAAAAAAGAATTTAAACGTTTTCTGGGTATGGGAACAGATATATTTAAATTAAAGTTCCTGAATGAAGCTTGTAATTTCTTCTTTACCACACGGAGCAATGACTGGCGTATAATCATGCGCGAGACTGAACTTTACCCGCTTTGTTTCATTTATCCGGAACATGAACTGAAAATAAAGGAGCTCCTTACGGGAAAAAGCTNCCCCTTCCCGGTTNCGNCAGCCGGTACCTACGCCCTGAATCCGGAGGCCGTAAGATTTAAATTCTTTACCG